ATATCTGGTAATACTTTCTTTAAGAAAACAAAATTGTCGCCATCTGCAATATCTATATCGGCTGATTCTATAAACACACCATCCATAGAGCTTGTGTCGTTGTTTGATCCTTTCTCGTGTTCGTATAAATATTTTGTAGAAGAAGCCTCGCCACCAGATACAGGTCTATTCAATACACCCGCAGCAAGCCAGCTGTATCTTTCCAAAGATCCTATACTCCAACTATTTTCTTCGTAATTATAAATAACGTACCTGGATATTTCTGTTTCATTATCTGTTATCGATGGATAAAAAAACCAAATTTCTGAAAACTCTTCGTTCAAACCACCAAAACACTTGAAGGCTTGCGATTCGTCGAGATCTGAGAATACATAGTCTTGCACTGAACAAGGCAGTTTTTGCACAGATCCGTTGTAAAAATAAAATCCTTTTTTGGACATAAAAAACACGCCTTTTGGACTATTGACTGCTGCTTTTGGTCCAAGCAGTCCAGCACCTTCATTAATTAGGTTGACTGCAAATGTTAAAGGAGGTCCTATAAAGGTCATGCTATACAAACTGGTATCTGTCCACACCAATACTTCTTGTCTTGATTTAAGACCACCCACTATAAGTGAACCACTGGATAATCTGACATCTCCAGCACTGTTGGTGTTAAGTGGCTCAAACTCTAGAGCATTTTCAGAGTCACTAAATGCTATTAACATGGGGTCAACAGCACCTGTTCTTGCACCACTGCTTATTGGGTCTGCTCCTAGCACTATCAAATGTCTATCTGTTTCTGATGTGATAACTTGTAAACCTTTTGTTGGCACTAAATTAGCACCTGTAGTGCCTGATAAACTTACAGCTCTTGTTGATAAACCATCGTTTTCAACCCATCTGTATATACTGCCACCTCTAGGATTTATAATTAAATCTTCACCAAAGTTATCGTGTGTCCATAATCTTAACTGACCAGAAGCAGACAAAGCACTGGTCGAACCAAATGTACTAGCACCCCAAGTGCCAGAACCCCAACCAGCAGATTGCACAAAAACGTCTAATCCTGAGTTAATTTGGTAAACACCATCAACACCAGAACCACCATTACCACTGTCACTGCTATTTGCTGTTACTGTGTCACCATTAGTGTCTTTGGCTGTAAAAGTGTAAGTGTTGGAACTAGCGACACCTGTAATTTGATATTCTTGGTTTAAAACACTAGCTGTTATCAAACCACCTAAAGAAACTGCTCCTGATATGGTTACAAAGTCACCTACAACAGCACCATGACTTGAATCGGTAGCTGTGATTGTAGATGAACCATTAGTAGCTGAGAATGTAATACCATTAGTAGTAGTGGCTCGTACAGGTGTGATGTCGTTGTAATTGCCACCATTGTCTATGTAGTATTTAGATGTAGTACCAAAGCCTAAGTAACGCTGACCTCCCAAAGAAATCCAACTGTGAAGGGCTCTAGCTGTATTAAAAAAGGTATTAGAACTTTTCTTTTCCCAACCACCTATTTTTTCAACACCACCTTTTCTAAAACGTACTAAATTGCCATCGACCCAACCATTTTCATTAGAATAGTCAGTTTCTTCTTTGTTGATTCCCGGCTTGAAATTAAATTTTGTGAGTGGCATCTTTTGACTCTACCATTTCAAAAAAAAAATTAAGCTATTCTGATAATGGCAGCAGTCGCACTAGCTGCTGGAAATACGACTGTAAAGTCTCCAGCTGTGCTTGTCTTGTCTCCTCCAAAGTCAATAGTAGCCAAAGCTTTGTTACCATTTGTGCTGTTGTAAATTAAACAACCTCTAGCAGTAACTGTAGCTGTGCCAAATGTTAAGTCTGCAAAATCTACTATAGCTGTAGTGCCTGAAGTTGTTGGTGTCACGTTGGTCAACGCTGCTCCAGCTGCTGTGTAATTTGTACCTGTTACCTCATTAGTGGTTGCATAGGCTGTTGTGCCAGCACCCAAAGTTGCTGATGAAGTATATAAAGCCAACTTAATTGAGTCAGCTCCATTGGTTAAATTATGTCCTTCTACAAGGATTTCTTGTTTAAAACTTGTGCATATTGCTGATGTTATTGCCATTTCTTAAAGCTCCTTAATTATATTAGCCATGTCTTCATGACCTTGTTGCCTTAATAAATTCACATATGTCACGTTTTTAGAATTTATTGCGTTCTTAATAGTATATAAGATTACAGTATAAACTTGATTTTGGAAAGCCATAGCCTGTTGTTTTACATGCTCTGGTGCATCCATAGATATTTCGCATATTTTCTTAGTTGCTTGCTCTGCCCAAAACTCAGGGTCATGTCCTTTGTTTTGTGTGGTGTGAACACCAACTTTTCCTAATTTTATAAAACTATCTGTCATCCTTTGTATGGCTCTGGTGGCTCTTCATCTTTGTGTAAAACCAAACCATGCTCTGCTAATTTTTTATCAATATCTTCAAATGGTTCTATTATCCATCTGCCCTCATGTGGTATTGCTACTAAAGGCTTGTCTAGTCTATGAAAACCATACAGTCTATCAGTGGCTACTACATTAGAATCTAAGACAGTAGATCGTGAACTAATACCTACTATTATATCTGCTTCCATGCACTTGCATATCCAAAACTCAACACAAGCTCTTCCAGCTTCTGCAAAGTGCATATTTTCTTTATATGAAAAATCTATGCCATACAGGTCAATAGCACCTACTTTGTTGAACAAAGCAAAAGCAATAGCGTAGGCTACTGTGTTGTTCAAGTAAGCACAACGAGTAGCGTTGCAAACAGCTTCTATAGGATAAACTACAGCACTGGGCACTCTTTCATCTAATTCACAGGTATAAACAGGATAGTCAGCGGTTGGCAATATTCTAGTCAACGCACCAGTCTGTTTGCCAGCATCATTGCTGTCAAAAAATCGACTGGCTGGGTCTAACATAAACATTCTGTCTGTTTTATAAACAGCAGCTGCTGAATTGATAGTCCAAACTTCATCCCAAGTTTTGCCATTTTCTATGCCTACAGCAAAATCTACTTGCGATATACCAAGTCCTACTATGGCAATGCGTTTGCCTTCTAATGATTCAATGGGTTGCATTAAGATACGCCAGTGCGTAACTGATCATATCTATATTCATCTCGTGTGCCACGACCTTCTGATAGAGTTTTCATTCTGCCAACTGCCTCCTTAAATCTAGCCTCAAACAGACCAATGACATCAGGGGGTTCTTTCAGAAAGATAGCTCCTTCTACTAAACTTCCATACAACAGAGCGTCTGGATAATCAGAACTTAACACTGTTGTACCACTGTCACTACCACTCGTTAACGAGGCTGGTTTATACAAATAATGTAATTCAATAGTATATGCTGAGTCTGGAACTGGAGCAAGTTCAAAAGAAGTATCATCAAACTGTGAATAATACTTAGGTTGCCCTGTAGCAGATGAAGAAGGTGCATACTCCTTAATAAAAGAAGCATGTTTAAAATCTAAGTAATCGTATGTACTACTGCTAGTAATTGCCAAACTAAAAGGTGCATAAAAATCTGTTGGTGTAGCCAAAAACCTATTACTAACTGTCAAAGTGCCTGTTACATTCTTTCTTTGAAAAGGCAGTTGAACCATATTAAATATACGATCTTCTGCTTCTTGTATAAATCTAGGCAGTTGCGTTGTGAAAGTAGTTTCAGAGACTTGTAAGTAGTCTTGAACTGCTGTTTTAAGTGTGGCTAGTGTAAAACTCATGTGGTTACTGTGACTGTTCCTATGCTTGCTGTCAATTCAAAAGAGGTAAGGCTAGTGCCTAATTTCCCATCTCCAACATTAGTATAAAGTGTAAAAAAATTGTTAGTGTCACTGCTTTCAACTCTTGCATCTCTAATGGCTTCTGGGTCAGTAGGTGAAGGTTTTGGCATGAGTTGTGGGTGTTTTGCATCCCACTGATCTTTACCAACTAGCAAACCATCCCAAGTTTTTCTCAAATCTTTATGCTTGTACCTAAAACCTGTTAAATCACAGATTCCATAAGCGTTTTTGTTTGATGCAAAAGCCATTATGCGTTGTTATAACTCCTAAGATTTGGTGAAACTCTAAACGATGCTCTGTCTTCGTCGGTTGACATAGCACGATCAAATTCTTCTTCGTACAAACTTTTCAATAAACTTGTTCTTTCTGGAGCTCTTTTCAATGATATGTAATATGCCAGGCCAGCTGCTAAACAAGGATAAAACCTAAACGGCACATCTACTGTATTTTGTGGATTGTCTGCATCGTCAATTCTTACAAGCCTGTCAAAAACAAGAGTGTATGTTGTTGCATCAGGAGTTCCCCACAGTTTTACAACAGGTGTGATTTGTCTGTCTATGTAAAATTGCGAAGGTCTTGCAGTTGTTCGTTTGCTCGGGATATTTATAAAAGTATCACGACTTATTCTACTTATGGCAATATCTGATTGTGTTGAAGCACCTGCATTTTGTCTTACAACAGCAGACAAAATATCTATGGTATCTGAGCCAAGCGTATATTCTGCCGTCCCAGCAACCAGAGCCTGTGTAGACTGCTCTATCGTCCAGGAGTTAAGCCCCCTGTTTGCCCAATCAGCAAACAACAGGT